TGTTGCAGTAGAAGTTACTACTACATCTTCATTTATTTTAGGTGAAGTTAAAGTTTTGTTTGTAAGCGTTTCTACTCCAGCAAGTGAAACTTCTGATGCACTATCTGCCCAATCTATTGTGTTAGCAGTTGTGTTAATTGTACCCATAGTAATATCATCAGTACCATCAAAGAATTTTAATAAATAAGCAGTTACACCACCTGAAGTATCTAGCCATATTGTACCTGCTACTGCTGCACTTGGTCTTGAAGTGCCTGAATTAGAAGTATTAATAGCTGCTAAAACTGAATTTATATCAGTTCTTGTTGATGGAAAAGTCGCATTTGCAATATTATAATCGTGTTGACTCATAAATTCTTATACCTCCTTTAAAAGCCTTTTGCAATATAATCAAATGACTTTGATACTGCTGTGTCACTTGAATTTTTAAAGGTTACATTAAACCCATTTATAGTTTTACTTTCAAGTAAAAAATAGTCTCCTGTTGCCATTCCTTGTGCTGTAATACCAATAGCATAATCAGTAGTCTTAAATGGATTAGTAAATGTTACTGTTTTAGTTGCTGCTCCTGAAGTTATATCATTACCACTAAATATCCTATCAGGCATTTCAATCGCTACAGAAACTTCTGACACTACAGGAGTTGTAACATTATCTCTTGAAATTAAGTATAATCTAAATTTAAAGTATCTACCTGTATAGTCTCCAATTACAAAATTTTTAAATGTTGTGTAAGTTACATCATCATCACTTATAGATATTTCTAAATGGGCATTAGAATTACTTGGAGAATCTCCATCAAATGAACCTGTTTTATCATCAAAGTTTCCACTTTCAGAATCAAATAATTCACTAGGATTTTCTGCATATTGAGTTAATGAACCTGTAATTCTTGCTGTGTGTACTGCACCTATATCTATTGTACTTGCAAAATCATAAGTTCCATCAGAAGTTAAATCGGTTAATCTAACAGCATCATCAGATAATGTAATATTTGTTTTTGTTCCTGAAAATGTAGGGTGTTCTGATTGAGTTACTACTTCATTAAAATTACCAATAGAAGCTACATTAGTTACAATAATAGTTTCGTTAGTTGAGAAATTACCTAGCTTATCGATAGCTTTAATACAATAACTTCCAACTCTAGCAGGAACTACAATTGAAGTTGCAGGTCTTGATACTTTTTCTACTAATGATACTGAGTTCTGCCAAGTTGCACCACTTGTTAATGTTGAATATCTAATTTGATAATAAGCTAAATCTAAATCAGGTATTTGTTCCCAAGATAAATGTGCTTCTCCATTAATAATATTACAAGAAAAATCTTCAATATCAGAAGGTGGTTCAATAGCACCTACGATTGTTCTTTGTGCTGAAGTATAAGTTGAATTAATACCTAGACTATTAACTGATTTAACTCTTACATCATAAGTTTGTTGGTCAATAACATTAAGAACTCTATGATTTAATCCTGAGCCTTGTGAGTAAACAATATAATCAGAGTCTGTGCTTAACTTGTATTCAACTTGATAATAATCAACAAATTTATCTGTACTTGCACCTATAGTAATATCTAAAGCAACAATGACAGTTCCATCATTATATTCTACTAAAGTATCTGTTAATGTAAGACTTGCAGGAGCAGATACAGAAAAAGGATTAGGAAAAGTAGTATCAGGAATAACTGCTACTTCTGTTTTTTCATCAAAGGTATACCAACTATCTTGATGCTCTGTTAATGATAATCCAACTGTAAAGTTTGAATTTAAAGATATCCCATTAACTCTAAATGGTTTTGCACTAAATCCTGTAATAGGGTGGGTCAGATTAACAATATCACCTATCGCTAAATCTAATGCTTCATAATTAGCTGTTAAATCAACTGCTAAATTATTTCTTGACCTATTTAAAACTATCTCTGCAAACTCTAATGCTTGATAAGGACTTGTGATAGATGGTAAATCTATTGTGCCTTCTTGTAAGAAACCACCATCAGCAGTTTTTAATGCTTGATGGTCGCTATCACTTTCAGGATAAACAATAGTATCTGCTTGATAATTCTTTAATGGATTAATAAATGATGCTGAAACTCTATTAAAATTTTCATTCTTTCTTTGTGATTGAACTTTTAAACCACCTATAATGGTATCGGTTGTTAATGTTATTGCTGCAGTTCCTGTAGTTTCAATAATCAATTTATATTTACCTTGTGTATAAGGTAAGAAACCCCTCATGCCTTTGACTAGGACTTTAACATTATCAAGAATTTTTCTTGATGTATCTAAAACTGAATTACAATCAAATAAATTAATTTGACTAGCACCTAAATAGGGTGTGACTTGGGTTGTTGCAACTGTACTGGCAGTATAAAAACTTGGAATGTCAATATCTGCTATTGCAATTCCTTTTCCATATCTTTCATTAGTTAAGTAATCTAATAAACACCATGCAGGGTTTGATGAAAATGCTGCTGTTTGTGCAACTGAACTTGAATTATATGCTACTACTTTTTTACCTTCAACTACTGCTTGTATTCTAGGTATGCCACCGAATTTGTCTTGATTCCATTGTAATTTAAAGGCGATATATGCGATACCTGATAATTTTGCTAAATTTCCCCAACTACTAAGTCCTGTTAATAATGATGCTGCCGATTGTCCATCAGTACCAAAAAAAGGTTGCACTTGTATATTAGTTCCAAACCTAGAATCATTAGAAGTTATAGTTGAGCCGTCAGCAATAGAGCCACTAAAAGTAACTGCATCATCATCAAATAAAATACTTGTAATGCCATTGATTTCACCTTCAGCTAATACTAAAACTCCATATAAATATTGGTTATCTGCTCCTGAAGTTTCAAGAAAAACTCTTGTACCACCAACTAATCGTGTTCCATAGATAACAGGTATATTTGAGTTATTGGATTGTTTATTAAGTAATACACCTTGTGCTGCTTGATTAGCTGCAGAATTACCAAAATCAGGTATTTCAGGAACAGGAATAAACCAAGATATAAACTTAGTAAATACTTTAGTAATGGAACTTACTATATCACCCATGCCAATGCTCCTTTGTTATAAAAGATTTTTCTATAGTAGTTTTATCTTTAACTCTTAACCAATGCAATTTTTGATTTAAACCAAAATGCTTTATAGCTTGTTCTTTTAACCATTTAGAAAATAACCTTGTTTCAAAACTAAGATAATTAATTATCCATATATTTTTACCGCAATTCCATTCAAATCTGTTAATGATAGCTGTTTCCATGAATTGATTTTGTACATTATTATTAAGATATGCCCAATTAATAAAACCTATAATTTTATCTTTATCTTTTAGTATTTGATATTGGTTATTCTCATAACATGGGAGTAAATGATGAATGATATCTATATCGTTAGTATCTTTATATTTATTAAATGATTTATAATAAGGAACAACTTCATCAATCATTTCCTGCCCCATAATATGTCAGTTACAGTTAATGCTGCAAATTCCATACCAACATCTGTACTAAAGAATTTTTGTTGACTACCTGTATTTGTTTGTCTGCCACCAATACGACTAAAGTCTGAAAAATGAGAAGTACAAGAAAGACTCATAGTTGCTCTTTGTGTGTTAATAGTAAAACTTTCTATATATCCTCTATCAAAGTTAAATGTATCTATTAAAGCATCTGAGCCATTTAATAAACCTACATCAATCGTAACTTCATCATTAGAAACATTATTATTTAATACTGCTGCAACATAAGTATTATCAACAGCTGATAATGATATTTGAAAGTTAGCTACATTAATTTCTGAACTTTCTGACTTACTTGATATATTTAATAAATGACCACTAGAGGTAAATGTATTTCCATCACTTACTATATCTTTATAATGATTAGTTAATCTAACAACAGTCGCAAATCCTATTGTTAATAGTATAATTGGCTTAATAGATTGATTAGCAAATTCTGTTTTGAGGTCACTCGATAATCCTCTTGCCATTATAGAGCCTCAATAAAATCTAATTCGAATGTGTATTGGTCTAT